TTAAAAATACAATGGTGTATTCCTGGAATACGGCATTTTATTCTGCCGTCGTGGCCAATGCGTCCATTCAGACATTGGCCGTCGCTAACCCGTGGGCGTCCGCTTCGGCGACGATCCGGGCGGACATCGCGCAGGCCGTGTACCTCGTGGAAAACGCCAACATCGTCAGTCCGAGCGGCGTGACGCAGTGGCTCGGGTTCGAGGCCGACACGCTGATCATCAACCACGGGACGAAGAACACGCTGCTCCAGTCGTCCACGTTCGCCGCGCCGTACATCGGCGATATCGCGTCGGAATCCCTTATGTACACGGGCACGTTGCCGCAGAAGATATTCAACCTGGACGTGATGGTGTCGCGCCAGGTGCCGGCCGGCAACGCCCTCATTTTGCAGCGGAACCGCTGCGGATTCTACGCCGATGAGCTTCCCTTCATGGCAGGGCCGCTTTATCGAAATGAAGAACGTAAGGTCTGGCGCAGTGACACACAGCGAGCGTCAGCCGTCGGAATCGATCAGCCGTTGAGTATCGCCCTGATCAGCGGCGTATAATCGAACAGTTAGACGGACACGGAGAGTAACAATGGACCGGGAATACGAACAAGGCGGGTGGCGTGACACGCCCATACCGTCACTTGTTCGGTTCCTGTCGCGTATACTGGACATAAGAGACCCCCGCACCTGCTTGAACAGGCCGGGGGCATGGACGAACCTGGATAAGAGGTCCGACACATGGAGCCTACCCCCGCTCCGAGGATCTGCTCAGCCGAGGGCTGCGAGGCCCGGCTCCGCGCCAGCAACACCATCGGCCGGTGCCGGGAGCATGCCTACATCCCCGCCGCTGGCGATGTCTGCGGCGAAGACGGATGCGAGACGGTTCTTCGCAAGGACAACACGACCGGCTTCTGCACCCCGCACAAGAGGGCTAAGAACCGCAGCGGACCCGTCCCGAAGCGCGAGTTCGTTGCCCGCATCTACCCGGATCGCGCGTGCCCTGACTGCGGAGAGGTCTTCACTCCGGCCAGCGCCAATCACGAGCGCTGCCCCGACTGCCAGCACCGCCACCGGCTTGACCTGCGAGCCGAGCGGGAGGGTCGGAACGACCGGGACACCTGCTCAGTCGACGGCTGTGACGCCAAGCTCCGCACGAGCAACACCACTGGCCGCTGCTCTCCTCACCGTTACATCCCTGCCGAGCGGGCCGCCTGCGCGGTCGACGGATGCGACGAGCCGCTTCGCAAGGACAACGGAACCGGCTACTGCAAGGCGCACAAGTTCGCGACGGACCGGGTTCCCGTCCGCATCTGCGCGGCGGACGGCTGTGACAACCGTCTCCGCGCCGATAACGAGTCCGGCTACTGCGGCACGCACGCCTGGCAGACCGCCACTACCCGCGCCTCCCGTGACCGGTTCTACGCCGTCCTCCGCGAGCAGTCCGCGAGACGCCGCCTGCAGCGCCCCCTCTGCTCTGCCGACGGCTGCCCGAACCGGCTGCGCTCCGACAACACGACCGGCCGCTGCGCTGAGCATGCCGTCTACTACATCCCGTCCCCTATCGACTGGGCCCTCTGCTCTGTCGACGGCTGCGAGGCCCGGATTCGTCCGGACAATTCCCTGGGCCGGTGCATGGAGCACCGCAGTCTCTGCTGGGACGCTGACAACCCTGCCCCGGAGTGCGGCGAGCCGGAGTGCGGCAGGACCCTCTACCGGGGCAACCAGACCGGGTTCTGCAACGAACACCGCGACCACGATGAGTACAACCGCCAGTACTACGACCGCAACCAGGCTGACCTGCGAGAGTATGCCCGGCAGTACCGCGCGGAGCACCCGGAGGAGCATCGCGCATACGCCAGTGCGTGGAACGCGGCCAACCGCGAGGCCCGGTACGCGGCGGAGGGGCGCCGGAGGGCCGCGGCTGCTGCCGGAATGGATGATTTCGACCGGGAGCTATCTGTCGCCTATCGCCTTTGCATTCTCCATGATCCGTGTTTCTATTGCGGCGCGACAGAAACGCATCATGTTGACCATTTCTTCCCGCTCGCAAAGGGCGGGTCGGGGAAATGGTGGAATTTGGTCAGATCTTGCAGCCGCTGTAACCATTCCAAGCATACCCGATGTGGTACGGCATTCATTCTCGGCGGAGGCCGCTTATGCCCTAGGAGGTGTTCGTTTATGCCTCCTACCGCAACTGCTATTGAACCTTCCCGCCCGCTGACCGACGACGAGCGCGCCACTCTCGGCAAGCTCCTGGCCAGGGACAAGGGAACCCCGGCTACCCGAATCGGTGACCCGTACGTTGCCCTGGTCAACCTGTCCGTCCCGCGCCGGGGCGACAAGGACGGCGCGACCGACCTGGTGTACGCCCGTGAGACGGTGTACCTCACCGAGGACGAGGCCCGCGCGTTCAACCGGAAAGGCGTCCGCGACGGCCGCCAGGTCGACGTTGTGCGCAAGCTGTCCGGCCCGGACGGGTCGAATGAGATGCCGTCACTGGTGCTTCCGCGAGCCGTGTCCGGCCGGCTGTTCCGGCCTGCCACGCCCCCGCCCGGCTCCGACGCTCCCCGCCCTGACCCGGAGGGATCGTCTGCCGTCCAGTTCCTCCAGGACGGCAAGGCTCCCGAAGGCTCGGAGCCGATGCGCCCGGACCCGTCGGAGATGGCCGACCACCTGACGTCCGCAGCGGTCGACGCCGCCGATCTCCCGCCCCGCCGCACCCGTCAGGCAGGCAGGTAGCCCATGCCGTGGATCGGGGGAACCCTGGAGCCGCTGGATGTAGCGTCGCTGCGCTGCCCCCGCTGCTGGTTCGCGGCCCCGATGGTGCCGTACGGGGTGCTGACGTACCGGTGCCTGCGCTGCGAGTGGCCCTTCACCTTGGGTGCCCCGGCAGTGACCAGCCCCGCTGTCCCCGCCACGACCGTCCCCGTGACGAACAGCACCGGGACCGTCGTAGCGGTCACCATCACCGGCGGCACCCTGACCTCCGTCGTCGTCAACGGCACCCAGGCAGGCACCTCGGCAGGAACGTACCTGGTCCCCGTCAGCGCGACGGTCTCCGTCACCTACTCGGCCGCCCCCACGTGGGCGTGGGCGCTGCCCGCGATCTCCGCCGGCGTGTCCGCAGGGGGCCCGGCGCTGCCGTTCACCGCCGGGGGGACCTCGTTCGCCGCCGGCCAGGTGCTGATCATCGACCCGGCCGGGTCCGCTGACGTGGTGATCGTCACCGGAACTCCCGCGGGGACGAGCGTCCCGGTGGGCGGGATGGACCTCGCGCACCTGACCGGGGTGCTCGTCACCGTCGCCAGCCTCGCCCCGGCGCTCGGCGTCGAAGGCGTCCCGCAGACGGCTTACTGACCAGGGAGGGGGTGACCGCATGACGCTTGGCCGGTACATCGTGACCGCCGATGTCACTATTCCCGCGGGCACCTCCAGCTCCCCCGCGGCCGGGCCGGCAACATCGGGGACCGCAACCCCCGCCACTGCGCCGAGCGCGGGGACGCCGGTCGTCACTCAGGCTGCCTCAACGGGGGCGTTTCTCCTGTCCTGGACCGTCACCCTGGCAACAGCGGCAGCGGTTGGGGACGCGAACAACTTTGGCTTGTACGCCGGGACGGTCTTGCTGGCCACGTCGGTCAATGCCGGGACCATCGGGTCGTACCCGCAGCAGGCGGTCACCACCTACCTCGGGACCGGGGCGGCCATCACCGTGCAGAACATCGCGGCGGGGTCTACGGGGGCCGTGTACTCCGCGGTGCTGTCGGTGACGCCGCTGACCGCCGGCGACGTCAAGGGGTCGGTGGCGTGGGACGGCGCCGGATCGCCTGCCGGGTGGACGCCGGGCGGGTTCGCGGTCAAGTTCCTCCAGGGGACGCCGCTGATTTTGGATCCGTCAGGTGACTTGTATGCGGCCCTGGGCGCAACCAACCTGCGGGCCTGGATTGACGGAACCGACAACGTCTCCCACGGGAGGTGGGGATGTCTCGGGAACTAGGCCCGCGACCTGCGGGTATTCGCCATCTGCTCGGCCATTGTGGCCCAG